CACGGTACCAGATCCGGAGGCCGTGCTTGTGCGGTCATCAACCCAGTACGGCACACCGTAGGCAGTGAGTTTGATCGTGTAGGTGCTGTCAAACTTGCGCAGATCGCCATTGTCAGGGAGCTCATCACAGACAACATCAAGATGCTGACCCGGATGATACGAAAGCCTGAGCGCACCGCCATTTGCGCACCAAGCATTGACTCTCTGCAGGATCCTCGCTCGATCCTCAATCTCGTGCTTTTTGCAGGCGATCGCGAATGTGATCTGCACGGACAGAGCAGTGCGCTCCACCACAGTCACCAGCTGGCCAATGCGGCCAGCCAGTGTAACGGCGGTGTTTTTTGCTGTTGGTTTGCTTTCCTTCACATCCTGCAGGATGATACGCGGATCAATGTCAGAGAGGCTCTGGCCATTCAGTAGGACATTTACGAGTGTTCTCATTTGGTCAAAACCTCCTTAAGCATTTGCCGCGAGATACTGGCTCACACCGGGACCGGCCAACCAGCCAACCTTCTGACCGTCCATTTGTATAGCCATGCCAACAAGAGCACCTGCGAGTATATTGGCAGACTACTGCGTCAGCGTGACCTTGCCGTCAGTAGACCGCGGCGGTGTCTACGGCTCGTTTTCGTTCGGCAGGTCGTTGTATGTGTGCATACTTGGGTCATACCAATAGGCACCGCTCGGCATGTAGTATGTGCTATCGTATCCAGTGAAATCCTGCAGGAACTGGAAGATGAAATCATCGATATAATCTCCGATATCTCCCTATAGCATGTACTGGCCAGTGTAGTTCTCCCAAACATCAAGCATCTCAGGCCATACCTATCCCATGTAGCCCTTATACTTGAAGTATTTCTCAGAGTCGCCGCCTGATGCATATACGCCGTATGATTCTAACATCCGAGTAAGCAAATCCCACTCGGCCTACGGAGAAGACGCATATAGCTCCTGTGGCGTGACTGGATGATACTATTCGTCGCGTTTATATTCGCCCGACGAGTACCATTCTGTAACAAGGTCTGAATAGCCATTCGTGTCAAGCCATCGTATAAAATCGTAAGAAGCCTTACCGCTATAGATCAATTGACGAGAGAACTATTCCAGACTTCCTGCGTATTGGAACCATGCCTATCCACTGTATTCTGGTTCGTACCCGTCGCCCCATACATGTATCTAGTCGTCCCATCCAACATATTCATCGCCCTACTGCATACCACTGGTTAAACCATAACCCCATGCAAGGAAGTCTTCCGGGAGCCATCCTTCATTCGCCACATCATTAGGATTCACAAACGCACTATACATGATCATAGCCTTTTGTGTTTCCTAATCAAGATCACCTATGGATGTTGTATCGTCTTTCAGTACATCCTCGAACAGCACAGCGCCACCAAGCAGGATAGCGGCTGCAGCTTTCAAAGCTGGAGCTGTTAACACTGTTCCAACACCAGACAAGAAGCTGCTTCCTCCTGCAGCTGCTGCACCAATGCCAAGTTTGCCCTTCAACCAAGCCCACAAGCCGACGCCAGCGGCAGCCTATCCGGCGCCTTTGCCACCGAACAATCCGCTCAACCAGCTTGTTCCTTTTAATGCTGCAACAGCTAAAGCCACATCGCCTATAGCAGCGATTATTTTTAGGATATGTTCAGCCCATTCCTACTTCGTCAAGCCGGTGTTGATCTTGAACTACAGCTAATCGAGCTTCCACTGCACCCACCACTACAGAGCTTTAACTATCGTCTCGCTATGTTTTGTAACCCACGCACAGAAGTCAGCGACCGCCTGGAACACTCCACCGATAGCTTGCATGGTTGGGTCATCGCTCTCTTTGAATGTCGCAGCGATCTACGCCATCCATTCACCGAACCGGCCGACAGACGCAAACAGATCTGTGATGAACTTCTATACATCGATCTGTAGCTGTCCGATGTACTCTGTCTTTTTCGCTTCATCTCCGAAGAATACGAGAGAAATGTCTTTCAGAATGTTCAGAGCGTCATCGCTGAGCTACTCAAATCCAAACTTTGCAAGGAGCTAAACAGCAAGTTTATCCTTAAGAGAATCCCATGTTTCTTCCAGTTGATCCAACTTAGCTTGTAGTTCGTCAACTTGATCGATCTACTCCTGACTAAGCTCAATGCCAACATCAACGACATACTCTTGATACCAGTCGGAAGCTTTGCCCCATTTTGAGCCAAGAACCCTCGCGTCAGTCGATGATCCTTTGCCGAACAGGATCTGCGCATCAGCCAGCGAGCTGCCCTTCTAAACGAACTTCTTCCATACCGCATCATAATACTCAAGATGGTTCTCGAAAGAACCCTACATATATTTGAGCGGGTCACCTTCTTCTTTACCCCACGCGGTCAACAAAGCTTTCAGATCCTTGTTTTCTGCGTGCGTGCGCGTGACAAGGTTGCTGATCAGGCCAGTTACCGTCGATCCGCTCATGCCAACAGACTGGGCTTTGCGCACCATGCTCTCAGCCAGCACATCGGAACCACCGAACGCGTCACTGATCGCCTTGAAGTTTCCGACATCAGCCATCGCGCCCTGGATCAGCGACCACGCCTGATTGATGCCCCATTTTATGTTGTCAATCAAGCCAGTGAAAGCGCTCTAAACTGTGCTCGCAATGGAAGACGCGAGGCCTTTGATGTCATCCATCACATCGCCAATGTTGACGACGGCCTGAACGCTCTTGTTGGCACCTTCCTGCATGGCGTTGCCCATCTTGGTAACGCCGTTCGTGGCAGCATCGAGATCATTGGTCATGCCGTTGAGCGCGGCTTGCGCGTTGTTCAGTTTGATCTCCCACTTTTGGATGACCTCTGTGTTACCGGCATACTCGGTGCGAGCCTGTTCAAGTGCAGCCTTTAACTGGTTGACGATCTTCTGCTGTTCCGCGATCTTCTTCTTGAGGATCTCGGCCTTTTTCGCGTTTTTCTACTCGGCTGTTGCGTTGTTTCCGAGCGCAGAGGTGGAAGCCTTGAGCTCGCTGTTGAGCACACGCAACTGGCCATATGCGGCCTTTAGGGCTTTTTGATAGTCGTCCTCGCCTGTGAGTTTTAATCTTGTCTCAATCGTGCCCTTCTCAGCCATAGTCTCACCACCTCAAATTGTTATTTATGTTTACGCTTACAGCCACCGAACAGAGCACCAATGCCGCCCATGCCGACCGCCATATCGTACTCCATGCGGATCTTGTAGCAGTCAAGAAGGAAGCCCGGTGCAAGGTGCTGTGCTTCCGTGAAGCTGAAGCCAGCCGTCAGCGCGTAAGCGTATATTTCGCGTGTTGTTAGTTGGCGGCCTCCACGCCGCCGTCTGCGTTTTTTCGGGCCTCCGCGAGATACTCATCATCGCCGGCTTCGCGTTCGTCAGACTCGGTCTTCATGCCGTCAGCAATGGCCTGCATGATGATCTCCTGCAGCTCCTTGACTCTGCCGGGACTCAGCCTGCGGATCACGCTGGCCGTCACATCCTCCGGCTGATCGTGCATAGAGCGGTAGCTGTTAGCCATCGCAACAAACAGAGCGCTGATCGTCTTGATGCTCTGCTTGCCTTCGCGCATGTTGTCAAAAGCCTTTTGGATGCTGCCGAAAGAGTCCTCCAGCAGCTCCATCGCGTACATGTCAAAGCGCAGGTAGTAGTCGGTACCATTGATATTGATAGCCTTGTTCTTGATCATGTTTGCCTCCATGTATCATCCAAAATCCGAAAGAAGGCCCGCCGGAGATGATCCCCGACGGGCTGGTGGTGTTACTGGCCGTTGCCATCCACCCAAGCGATGGCGTCGGCTTCGGTCGTGAACGCCTTGCGGACATAGTAGCTCTGAGCGCCGGTGTTATCCAGCTGCACGCCCATCATGTTGCCCTCAAGGGACTGGGTGGCGAAGTCAGTGCTCGCTCCGCGGGTCTGGTGTTCGTCCGACTTGATCGCAAACTGCACCTTGTACAGCCAGTAGCCGATCCAGGAGTTAACGCCGCCAACCTTTTTCTTGGTCACAAAACCGCAACCGCAATAAGGGCTATCAGCGTCGGTCATGGTGTAGGTAGCGGCAGTGCCGGTGCCATCCTTGACCAGGCCGATCACGGCCACTTCTTCGTCGAGGTCGAGATCGTCCACGCTGACGGTGATGGTGCCGCCGGTCACGCCGTTTTCGGACTCAACCAGAACGTCATCGGCGTAGAGCTTTGCATCAGCACGATCGATGCTCAGGTTGGCTTCGATCAGCTTACAGACAGTTGCGGAGTTCGTGTAGGTCGGAGCGGAGCCATCGGTGTAGGCACCGGCAGCAACGACCAAATGCTTCAAACCAATATATGCCATGTCATGTCATCCTTTCGTGATATAGTCGTCAAGCACGGCCTCCATGGCGCGCACAACATCGTCATGCGCTGCAGTTTCTGCCGCCTTGACAAAGGGATCCTTTTTCTTGATGTATCCGGCACCGGCATTGATTGCCCATGCCTTGAGTGCCTGCGCTACGCCATTATCGTCGTAACCGTCAGGCATGACGGTCGCAGTGCCACCGCCGAGCTCAAGCTGGATGTTGGTGACCTTCACAGACTGAGCCATGTGTGCCGAGTTTCTGCCCTTTGTCACATGGTTGTGCTGCACAATGGTGTTTTCCCAGCTTTTCGCCACGACTTCACCGCCAGCGCGGAGCATATTTTCGATACACTCACCACGCAGACCAGCTTCGACCTGTTGGAGTTTTGCGGCGGCTCCGGCCACATCGCCTGTATCCATCGTAGCCATGCGTCACATCTCCTCCAGCCGGATCTGCCACTGCCAGCGAATCAGGTCGACATCTGCGAGATACTAACGCACGGCCATCGTGAAGCCCATGGAGCCATCAAATCCGTTCAGCGCTGTACGCACCTTGCCAGCCGTCACGCCTGTGTGATCGTGCGTGTAGAGCCATACATTGACAAGCGGGGCCTGCTCGATCTGCTTATCATCAGCCCATAGAGCCTCAGACGAAGCGACATCAACCACGCCGTAGTCGGTGGAGGGCATGTTCTTCCACGCGTCACGCACAAATGTAACGCCGGTGCCTGCTGTCAACGCTTCAACCAGTTGATCAATCATCGGCTCTCACTCCTTTGCGCTGTCAGCTCAATGCCTCCGTCTTCCGTCTCGTATGTGCGGATAATGTCATACAGCCGGTTATCATACTTCAGGCGCTTTTCGCCGTCGTACTCTTCAACCAGTGCGAGATGGAAAATACATTCAGGCTGGAGACCAATCGCCCCAGCCTGATAGTATTCCGCGCGACCAGCGGAGGTTCTGACAGCGTACCGCATGAGCTCACTGCTCGTTGCCGCCACATGCACACCGTGCGTGCCGGGGTTGTCATGGATCAAATAAATCACGCAAGCGCGGTTCATTGATCATCACCCCATTCAGTGTAGCCGGTGGCCGTCGCCATCTGCGCTTTCATCTCATCGTATGCCACCTTCAGGCGGTCATAGTCAGCGGGTGAGCCGAAGTTACAGCGACAATAGGTGATAATGGCGCGTTCAACCAGCGCATCAGCTGCGTAATACTGGACACCGGCAATGCCGAGATCCAGCTCCGCGGCGGCGATCAGGCTGTTCAACTCAGTGTCAAACGCATTGGTCGTGATCCTGAGCGCGAGCTTAACTTTATTCAGCATTGCCGGTGACCTCCGTTATCAGGCGGTAGCGATCTTTGCGAAAGCGGAAGCGATACCAGCCTTGGTATCAAACAGAGCCACGCCGGTGAACACATGGGACACCTTGCTGGCATCGAAGGTCTGATAGATGTTGACATCCTAAGCCACAACAGCGATGGCCTTGCTCAGGTCGCCAGCGATGGTCACGCCGTCAGCCACAGCATCATCAACCAGCACAGGGCAGCCGTACAGGGTGGCGGCACCGCCCTCGAAGCGCACCATGGCGTTCTTGGCGTTGTCCTGCAGGGGCAGAAGCTGGGTGAACAGGGTCTTGCGGTTGCACAGCACAGTCACATTGCCCTTGACAGAGCCCAGCAGAGCCTGCACATTGGCGGCTGTGTAGGTGGTGGCGGCAGCGGTGGAGGGCAGGATGGCGGTAACAATGGCGGCGCTCATCTTCTCAGCGATGGCGGTGCCGATGTTGTAGGCC